CTGCAAACTTTGATAAAGTTCCTGTTTGGTCATTTTGTACACGCTCCTTGTGGTTATGATAAAAAAACGGGGCGGGGCATTACGCCGCCGCCCCCGTGTGGCGCATCGCGCTCAACGCATCAGTTTGCGCTGGCGGTCTTGTAAACGCGCTCGGTCGGGCCACCGGTAATGCCGGTAAGCAGGATATGCTCACTGCCCACACCCTCAATGGCAAAACCAACACTGCCCTGCAAAGATTTGCGGGTTTCGCGGCTGCTGGCAGCCGGTTCATCCATCATCCGCAGGCCATCATCAGTAAGCCAGCCCTTTTTGCAAAGCCCCTGATTGACAACGGCAATGCCATCTCCCGGCATATCACGGTCAACGCGCACGGCCAAAATATTACCCTCATAATCCACGTGGGTAATGTACTGGCCGCCAGCGGTGTGATCTTCCTTGTTTGCCTGCAACGCAAGGCTGCTGTTGGCAATGTTAAAGGTGTTCACGTACCCCTTGCAGGTCGGGTTTACCCAAATGGTGTTGGGGTTGCCGCCAGCATCAAAACACTGTTTGATTGCTGCCAGCAATTTTGCCTCTGTAAGTGTGCCCGCCACATTATAAGTAAGCGGTGCGCGTGCGCCACCGTTGGTGTCGGTAAGCTGCTGGATAAGGCCAGCGCTCATAAAGCGGCCGCCGTTAATGTTGGCAGCGGCTTTGTAACCGTTCACACTCATGGTTGCAAGCATTTCAGCAACACGCACCTCAGCCTCTTTAATCAGCTGGGCGGTTGCCTGTGCATCCGTAAGCCCCTTGCGTTTCAAAGTTCCGTGTTTCGTCCAATCAATGATCTCAAACACGGTCTGCACGTAGTTGGTGTATTTTGCGGTGGTTTCGTGCATCCCCTCCACATCTTTAAGGTCGGTATCTGCGCCAGCAAAACCAATAACCTTGTACGCAGCGCCAGCAGCATGCTGGGCGGCGGTGGTGCCAGCCCCACCACGGGCCAGCACGTCAATGGTATTGGCAGTGCGGTTTACACCGGATACAATAACAACCTCTGCGCCAACCAGCAGCACGTGCCCTTTGGTAAGGCCCTTGCACGCTGCGGCAGTCATAGATAACCCGGTGGCGCCGGTAGCTGCCCACGCGCTGCCAATAACGCCATCACGGCTGGTTTTGCTGCGGGTGTAGATTTCAAATTCCTTGGTGTCAAACGCCACTTCCGGCGCAACCATCGCCTCATAAAATTTGCCCGTCCACGGGCCCAAGTTGATAGCCTTAGCGGCCGCAGCAATAATGGGGTCTGCGCAGGTTACGCTATCGCTAAACTCGTTAAACTGGCCAAATTCAAACGCCATTTTTCCTTACTCCTGTTTTCCTGCGGCGCCATCTGCGCCCTCGGCTTTTACTTTTGCTTGCAGCTCAATCACCTCTGCCACCTCTCGGTTGGTCAGTTCGGTTTTTTTGCCAAGCTCCTCTAAGCGCTGTTTTGCGGTGCTTTGCGGTGCATTTTGCCCACCATTTGCCGCCGTTCCAGCGCCCGGTTTTGCGGTGCTCTTAAACATGCCCGGCGCATCCTTTTCCAGCCCTTTCATAAAGGCCGCCACGCCGTTTGCATCATCAGTTTTCACCCCTGCGGCGCGCAGCTTAAAGCCAAGGTATTCGGCATCGGTAAAATTGTGCTTGGTGGCCAGCTCGCGCACCCACCCCGTAAACTCCATTTCGGCCACTTTCTGCGTTGCCTCATCGCGTTCCTTGGTAAGCGCATCAACCTGTGCCCTTAATTTGCCAAGCTCCCGGTCAGCCTCTTTTTTGGCCTTATCTGCCTCGCTCATCCCGTTGGTTTCCATCTCCTCCACCTTGTCGGTAAGGTCGGCCACCTGCGTTTTAAGCTGCTCCACCTCTTTTTCGGCCTCTTTCCGTTTGGCAATCTCATCATTAAGCCGGGTTCGCGGTACGCTGCTGCTGCTTGCATCGTCTGCCACCGGCTCTTTGTAATCTGCCAAAAACTTTTTTTCGGCCTCTGTAATGGCTTCACCCTTGGCAACTTTGGCCAAAATCTCCTCAATCTTCATGCTTTGCTCCGTTGTTATGTGATTGTTTACGGTGTTTTACATGGTTCGCCCATGCAATCACTCACTTATCATTGCTTGTATTGTCAACATTGCCGCCGCCTGCGCCGCTTTGCATAGCTCTCACCAACGCATCACGCTCTGTTTTATCTGCGCCCGGTGTGCTGCTGTCAATCAATCTTAATATTTCCTCTGTTTTATCCGCAGGCAGCTGCCGCAACCGGTTAAGCATCGCCAGTGCCGTTTTGCCCACCTCACGCTGGTACGGTTCATTGTCTTGATTAAACCCGCTTAAATCCAGCAGCGTTGCCACGCTTTCTTGCAGTTCAAGTATAGCAAAGTTCCGGTTGTAACTGATCGTTGGCACCGGTATTGTAGGCATCCAAGCATTGATAAAACGCCACGCCTGCATTTCGCACTGTTCCAGCACATCTGCACGCGTGGCCATATAATGCTCAATGTTTTGGTAATCCCACGCTTTTGCCTCTGCGCTCTCCACCGCTTTGGTGTTTTCTTTGCTCGTTGCCAGCCCCACGGTGCTGTACATCTCTTTGCGCAGCGCATCAATTTCGCTGCGTATCGTTGTGGTTTCCGCTCCGCTGGGGCTGATATAGCGGCTTACGCCTTTGCCCTCTGCGCTCTCAAATAATGCAGCACTGCGGGCCAGCGTGTAAGATAACGGCTCATCTTTGCCGGTGGCATCATCCGTGTTTGTTTGCTGCTCATCCCGCTGGCGGTTGATCGTGTCTAAAAAATCCTCCGGGATTACCAGCAGGCCAAACATCTGCTTAACCACATTCATTTGCGCCTCGCTCCCCGCATTTAATATGCTGTCGCTAATGCGCACCACGTCCTCAAACCAATGATTTTCGCCAAGGCCGTACCCGTCAATCTCCACATGCCGCACAAACGGCACCGCACCAAGTCCGTGCTGCACAACGCTCTCTGTGCGCTCTCCGGTGCGTTTGTTGTGGGTCAACACCAGCACCTCCGTGCGGTTCCATAATTTGCGCACCTCAATAACACTTGGTTCTGCCATCGGGTCGCTGTTATCCAAACGCACCTCAGCCTCTAACACCCACGCCAGCTTGCCATCTGCTGCATAGCTCCAATCGGGCACTTGCAGCGGGCTCAACGCAACGCCATACGGCCGCAAGCGCTCTGCAATCTCATCTGCCTTGGTTTTGTACCCGTCAAAGCTGGGCATATCAACAGCCAGCCACGCGCAGCCACAAATATTAAGGTACGTGCTAAACTGCCGCATCACCTCATCAACCCGCAGCCCGGTGCGGGTAAAATCCTCCACAACCTCGCTATCTGCGCCCTCGCGCTCCGGCCGTTTCGCCAGCACATATTGGGTAATCAGCGTTGCAATTCTGCGCGGGTAATTCATATAACTGGCCCGGTTTATCCGTTCTATATATTCCGGCTCAATCTCGCTCATGTGCCGCACCAGCGCGCGCTTGATATATTTTGTGCCGCCGCCGTATGCGGCCAAACAACGCTGCCATAAATTTTTATTGGCAGTATAAAAAGGATTTTCACGGCTAAAAATTAAATTGTGATCTATTGCAGGCATAATAAAACCCCCGGCATGTTAAGTTTATTTTACTATGCCGGGGGTGTCAACATGGCAGCTTTTTTAACTGTGCTTGCGCCTTTGCTGCCGCTGGCTGCGGTAAACAGTTATAATGATATGGCGGCCTTTATCCAGTACCACGTGTGCGGGCGGCGCGCCGTGTTGTATTTTTAAGGTGTAACGCCACGCCTCGCGTGCTGGCATATAACACCGTTTGCCGTGTTTTATGATTGCGGCCACGGTATCAAGATTTACCCCGCGCTCCACCATTCTGTGTATGGCGTGCGGCGTTACAAAAAAACTCATTTCCCCGTACTCCCATAGCCGCCTGCGCCTCGTTCTGTTTCGCTTAACTCATCCACCCGCGTAAACTCCACCACCTCCACCGGCACAATAAGCAGCTGGCATATCCTTTCCCCCACATTGTACGGTTTTGTACTGCCGGTAAATTTCGCAGTAATCTCCCCCCGGTAATCGCTATCAATCACGCCAACGCTGTTGCAAAGCATGCTGCCGGTGCGGTAAATGCTGCTGCGCGGGGTTATCAATCCCACATATCCGGCCGGTATCTCCACCGCAATGCCGGTGCGGTAACTCCACGCATCCACCTCTTTTTCTTTGCTGTAATCCACCGCCATTAAATCATAACCGGCTGCCCCCGCTGTTCCTTGTTTCGGGGTTTTTGCCATTGGGTGCATTTTCTTAAATCTGATCTGCATTTTCTCCTCCATCCTGCGGCATAATCGCGCGCATAATAGTTAAATAATAATATCTGTTTTGCAAGTTATTTGTACGGCTTGCAAGCTGTTTTGATATGTCTATCCCCTGTTGCCTTGCTGTTGTGTTTATTGCTTTGCAAACCTCTGCCAGTATCGCCAATGCACCTTGGGCTATGGCCAGCGCCTCGTTGCGCTGCTGCGTTGGTGTTGCCTGCTCCGGCCGCAATATCCTTTTGGGCCTCTGCTGCTCCGGTTTTATATACTCGTGCAGCTCCCCTGTATCAAGCATTTTGCGCACATCTTTGTATTGCCGGTTTAACAAGCTGCTGGCTGGCAGCACCCATATAATATGCCCGCCCCGTGTCATTGCCGCGCTGCGCCCCTGCTTTGCCATCTCATCCAGCACCGCGCTGCGCAGTATCGCCGGTCCCAATTTACCTTTATATTGTCGCATCATTGTACACCTCTTTTACCCCACCCACAAGGGGGTGGGGATTGTTTGGATTTACCCGATTACGCAAGCCGGGGCCACGGCGCGTGCATAGTTAGCGTAGTAGTAGTTCAGCGTGCCCGCGGTAGTAACGATGTACACATAATTCGTATAACCGGGGTGCGGGGAGCGCAGCCACCAATAATGGCCGCGCAAAAACTGCTGCGGCAAATCAAGTTTTTCCCCCTCTGCCACATCATTGTTGGCATCGCCAAAAACCTCTGTGCGGCTCAGCAGGTAAAATTTATCTTTGGTTTTCTCTGCCATCCCCGGTTTATCCCATAATGCTGTTATGGTATTGTGATCTTTTACACATTCCAAAAAAGCAGCATCAAACCCGGCCAAAAAACCCGGCACATTGTGGGCATAGCCCGGCGCAACATCCCAGCTGTTTTGCATCCCCCACCATTTGCCAGCGGCCCCGCTGCTGTTAAGCCACTGCCGCAACGCGCTTTCGCGCCAGCTGTTGTATCCGTAATCTCGGCCGCGCGTATTGCACTTCCCTGTATTGTCGGTGGTAAGCTCGCCCTCGTCAAATTCAAAATCAAACGCCACCGGCTGCGTTACCACCAGCGTTACGGCGCTGGCCGTAACTGCGCAAACGCGCCAAATGATACACCCGCCCTGCCATCCCAGCTGTTTATGCGGTGTTGCCACCAGCTGCCCCACCTTAAAAATACTTTCGGCTCTCTTGTCGCGGCACACTCCCCGCACCTTTTCCCAATCCAGCAGCGCAGGCCGCAGGCCGGTATCATCCAGCCCCATTTTATCCGGCACCGGCTTTTGTTTTGTTGCAGCACCCTGTTGCAAATTGCGCATTACCGCAATGATCTCCTGCGGTTTGCCATCCAGCTGCAAAGTTTTACCCGTTTGATAAAGTCTTGCTCTCATATCCATTGCTCCTTATATCAAATAACTGCCTGCACCACTGCAATAATGCCAGCCAATGCCAACACACAAACAAACACCAAGCCCACCGCATCCGCGCTTGCAATAAGCTCCTCCGGGGTACGGCCTTGGCCTCCCATTACGCCCTCAACCTCATACTCTCCGCGCGCCAGCTGCTCCGGCGTTGCCGTTTCTCTTGTCGGTACCTTGTTCATCTTGTTTTTTCTCCTTATGCGTTTGTAATGTCCTCAATGTATTCCCCGGCTTCTTCAAGGCTGTTGCGCAGGCTGTCAAGGTTGTCAATGGCCGCCTGCATGGCTTCGCCGCGTTCCGTTTCTTGCAGGCTTTCCGGTAGGTTGTCAAAAGCCTCTTGCTCGGCCTCTGCCAGTTCGTTAACCTGCAACATAAGGCCGCCCAGCGCTTCGCGGATTTCTTCAAGGGTTTTGCGTCTTGCTTTGTTCATGGTAATACTCCTTGTGGTTGTTTGCCCCGGCAACACCGGGGCTGTGGTTTTTTATCTCATGTATCGCACATCAATTTGCGGCGCATGCTTTTTTATTTCATCCCTTGCCCGGCTGCTTAAATAGTTGCCTATCGCATCGTTGTTGCCCTTGCGCGTGTCTTTCATTAAGCGCGCTGCTGCATCAACCTCATCCGGCAGCTTTAATTTTAATGCGTTCCAGCCCTCTCCATCAAATGCCATATACGGGTGCTGCTCATCAAAAAAGGCGCTTACATCTGCCCCTGTAAGCTGGCTCCCTATCCAGCGCTCAACTGTTATGATCTTAAACCGCATCCTGCTGTGCTCCTTTGCCTGCATTGTCAATGCGTTTGCATTGCTCTGCAATAACCTTTTGTACCGCAACCGCGTTGCTGTTTTCAAAATCCTCCGGCACCCGTATTATGGCATAGCTATTGGGCTCATATACGCCATCCTCCCTGTCGACTTCCTCATACTCTGCCAGCCAGCGTTTTGCCCACAACAGTGTGGCAAACTCATCATATACTTTGCCATTTTTGGCATCTGCAAGCAAATATTTCATATCCGCACCTCTTTATTGCCATACCCCCGCGCTCGCGGGGGCGTGGCTGTTACTTTTATTTTACAATCTTGCACGGGGTGTTTTTGGCAAACAGCGTAACTGTTTCGCGTTTGTAATAGTGCCTGCTGCCGTGCTGCAAGTAGCCGGTTTTGGTGGTTACATTGCCCACCGTACCCGGCCCCGGCATTGTTCTAAATCCGCAATCGTGGTGCGGCGTGGTAAGCTCCGGCACCGGTACCCACTCCTTTTTTTCGTTCAGCCGGTACCAATAACTCACCTGCAAAATCTCCCAATAAAAATGGTAATCGTGGCTGCTGGTGCGGGTAACCGTAATGGTGCGGCGTTCGGTGATCTGCGGCACGTGGTTTTCATCCTGCCGCCAGTTAAAAGTATCTATTGTTGCCTCAAAAGTGTGCTTTGCCATGATCTTATGCTCCTTGTGTTTACAAGGGGCCTTGCGGCCCCCCGGTGGTTTATTTCTCGTTGCAAAAACGGGTTTCAAGCTCAAAAATGCCAATATCACCCTTGAAAGGGCGGTTGGTGCGCGCCTGCATGTTGCGCAGGCGCTGCCAGTAGTGTGGCAGGTGGGTGTAAATGTTTCGCAGCTCTTTCAGGTTTTTGTTTGCGCAGCACCAGCAGCTCACGCGGTCCAAAATTTCGTAAAGCCGCACACCGTGTTCAACCCATTCAAAGCCCTTGCCGTAACAGTATGCAAGGCAGTCTGCCTCGGTCATGCCAAATTCGACAAGCGGCAAAACCCGGTTTTCCCGCGCTGATTTTGTGATGCGCCTTGTTTCATCAGCCGCAATGCCCACAAACTCGATGCACCCAGCACAATGCTTTTTCAAGGCAGCAATCTTTTTGGTCGTGCCCCAGCGGCACCTTCCTCCGCACCAGCTGTACCCATAATGCACCCCGCCGCCCTTTTCATTTACCGGGCGTTCAAACATATCGTAATCCATGCTGTTTTGGGGTTTAAGCTCTGTGTATGCTATGCCGTTGGCAGTCAAAATAGGCAGCACGGCATCCCGCGTTGCGTATATGGCATCAAACTCCTTGCCGGTGTCATAAAAAACAACCTCGTGCACCGGTATGCGTTTTTCAATCAAAAGCAGCAGCATGGCCAAGCTGTCTTTGCCAAAGCTGCAACTCACAATGTTTTTTTGTGCCATCTTCTTCTCCTTGTGTTGTGGTTTTTTCTGTGGCATCGTGCCCTACAATGATAAAATATAATGCTTCATTTACAAAATGCAAGCCCTGTTTGGTTTATTTTGTAAATATTTCCCAAAAAATTTTATACAATGGGCCCGCTGCCGCGTTTGCTGCTCAATTCGGTGATTGCCCATACCAGTGCATCCATGCGGTCGGGGCTGGCCTCTTTATCATATCCGCAGTAGTTGCACATCTGCCACTCCAACTGCCCAAAGCTGCCGCAATGGTGCACCAGCCCCTTTTCGTATAACGCTGCCACCGGCTCCGCTCGCACGATCTTTCCCCGGCTGGCGTGTACCGCCTTGTACGGCACGCGCTGCGCCGCCTGCCGCAGCATTTGCTCCACCATATCCCCGCCGTTGTTGGTTTCAGCCACCACGCGATCTGCCCGGTACTCATTGTACGCATTAACCACGGCCGCAGCCCATGCGCTCGGGCTGGCGTGGGTGCTGCGATCTGCCAACACAAAGTAATGCCGCTGGCCGCGTATCGTTTTGCTGCCTGCCACCACAATGCCTGTTTCATCGCTGCCTTTTGCGCTGGTTACTGCCGGGTCAACCGCCACAACAATGCGCTCCAAGGGCATAGGTACCGCCGCCACGCGGTACGGTGCAATAAGCTCCTCATTCCACAATGCGCCCTCTGTATTTCCCGCCCAAAATCCCAAGTAAATATTAAGGTATTTTTGGTAATTGCGCGCCTTGCAATCCTCGGCCATTTGCAAAAATTTGGCATTTAAGTGCTGCCTGTTGTCGCGGTAATCGGTATGTATATAGCAGGTATCGCCAACAATGCCGTTAAAGTCATCGGGCACGTTGCGCTCAGCAAAAAACCGGCGATATATCCAGTGCTTTTTGTCGGTTGGGTTCAAGGATAATATCACCCGGTTTTTTATATCCACATCGCGCAATGTAAGATCTATGCGATCAAACGCGGCCTCATCAACAAGCTCCTGGGCCTCATCAACCAAGGCAAGGCCTATGCGCTTGATACTTTTTAGCTGGGCCTCGTTGGAGCCACGGGAGGTTTGAATGCCACGGAAGAACATGGAGAAATTGGTGGAGGTGTTGCGCATATCGGTATTGCTTTTGGTAACAATGCCCGCAAGGCCCATCAGCTCCAATTTCTCGTAAAACTCCGGGATAATGGATACTTTGGCAGATACAAGCGTTTGCCGCAGATACAATATGTTGTAATCTGCCGTGGCGTGATCTGTCGCAACGGCGCTGCTTATAGCATAGCTTTTACCGCTGCCGCGCCCACCCGTTACGATAAAATACCGGCACGGGCATGCCGGGTTAAACAACGGGGCATATTTGCGGTTAAATACAATCTTATTGCTGGCCATCCTCGCTGCCCTCTGCTGCATCAGCAGGCGCGGCGGCGGTGTCCTCAAAACATATCACCGGTGGCTGCACCGTTGCGCCGGTAAGCTGCAACTGCTGCTGCGCACCCCATCCCCGGTGCCTGCCTTTGCGCTCCAAGTAAAACGCAATGGCTCTAAAATCGCCACCCTTTACCAAATGCAGCAATTTACTCTCTGCAAAATCCAGCCCCCGTTCCTGCTCATCCTCAATTACCTGCTGCACCTCCGGCCAGCGCTGCCGGTAGTTGTAAAAAGTGCGGCGGCTCACACCCAGCTGTTTACGGGCATCCTCCAATATCCCCAAGCAGCCTTTGCAGGCCTCCAACACCTCTGCTTTTGTTCTTCGCATCTTGTTTGCCATAATCTGCACCTTTGGGTTACGGGTTTGGGGTGGTATCGGCGGTAAAGTCGGCGGTAAAGCGCG